ATTTAATAATTTATTGATAGATTCTGTTGTGCAAGTTAAACTGTAATTCTCCACTTAGTAGACCAGACAGAGGAAAGCCCGGATAAACTCCGGGCTTTTTTCGTTGGGAACACTGAAGGAATTGGGGTTAATTGAGATTATATACTGCCGTGGTCGGTTCCTCAATAGTTTGGCGCCGCTTTCCTTTGTCTTCCTGGCGCTTCTGGTAGTCACGCTCTATCAGCAACTTTTGATTTTCTAGCTTCAATGTCTGATTGTCATTCCGAAGCTGCCCATTTTCAAGGCTGGTCATACAGGATGCAGCGATAATAATTAGGCCCATTAGAATTTCCATTATTCACCACCTTTCTGATTTATAGGGTATCACTTCGCATGCCTCCGCTTGATCTTGTAGAGCGCGTCCCGTGTCATCCCGAGCGTTCTGGCCAACTGCGTGATGTTTTCGCCTGCTCTCATCTTTTCAATTATTTCAAGCTCCTTGATTCCAGGCAGGGTGGGCTTGCGGCCAGTATAGCCGCCCTGCGCCTTTTTAATGGCGATGCCCTCTTTTATTCGCTCCCGTATCAGATCGCGCTCAAGCTGGGCGAATACTCCGGTCATGCCGAGCATTGCGACCGCCATTGGGTTATCATCACCGGAAAACGTCATGACACCCATACCGGTTTTTAAAATTGTTACCTTAACGCCTTTATCCGTCAGCGTGCGGATGACGTTAAGCAGGTCAACAAGCGACCTGCTAAGACGGTCGAGGCTGTGACAGTAAACTTCATCACCTTCCCTTACAAACTGCATCATTAGTTCAAGCTCTGGCCTCTTAATATCCTTTCCAGATAGCTTGTCACAAAAAATTCTGTCCAGTTTATGCTCGGCCAGACTTTCGTACTGCCGAGCCGTGTTTTGGTCAACGGTGCTGACCCTGACGTATCCTACTCTCAATTAAAACCCCCAAAATTATTATTTACGGATAGCCCGTATAAATTCATTCTATAATAATTTTTATACATTGTATATAAATAGTTTGTATACGGTTGTTACACGGTTAATTTTTTGAATGTTTTAGCTGTATATTTTGGGAGTAGCCTATTTATACAACAGTATATTTGGGTATATTAACAGTAACCGTGTATTTATTTGATGATACATATTGCTTATTAAAAATCACTGGTAAACCAGTCCGAAACGAGAACAAAATAACCGGGTTCGAAGTAAAGTCTGTAATAGTAGAATCCGCAGATTAAGCCGCTGGCACAATCGTCCCCGTATGGTTTGGGTGGAATGTCAGCCCTGCCACCTCATTCAGCGGTATGCCGGTTCGGTTGCAGTCCGTTTCCTCGTCCTCGCATCCAATCACGTCAAACGTGGTAACGCCAATTTCGCGGTAGCCAATCATCTGGGCGCTGTCGTAGGCCATACTGGCCTCTGTGCGTGCGATGCGCTGGGATTTCCACGCATTTTCGCCATATAATCCGCCGAGGTCTTGCACCTGGCGCTTTAGGCTGGAAACGCCTTCCCCTGTCTCACGCCAAGCGGTTATAATGCCACGCAATTCCTCGCGCCTCGTTTCGATTGTAAGGTCTGCGTATCGTTTTGCTAGTTTTTCGACGACCAGCACGACGTCCGGATTTTTCGACGTATTATCAGTCTGTAAACCCCAGATTTCGTTGCTGTCGTTGACACCGACCGCGACCGCCGACTGCTGCCAGCGTAGCGCGTCATTGTAGGCGCGGAGTGTCTCGTCTTCGGCATCAAAAATGTCGTCGATATCAATCTCATTCGCTTTCACGCCCTTTGCGTTGTCTGGTATATTGGCCAAGGTTCGGTCAATCATACCACGATAGAATTTCTGCACTGCCAGGTCAATCGTATTCGCGACCCGTCGCCGCGTTTTAATCGCACGGCGGTGTATCCGGTACTGCTCGGCCTGTGTTATCCTGATTTTTTTTTCACCTTCCGGTTGTTCCGGTTCCGGTGGTGTCGGTGGTGCCGGTTGCGCTGGCTGTACAGTCGCCATTGCTATTTCGTCATCTGGTACATACTGCATCGTCATGTATCGGTCGTCCAATTCAGATCCGGCACGTTCAAATCCGCCAACCTCGCGCAGTTCGTTTCGTGTTATTGCCCCACGGTCAAAAAAATCTTTTGCCGTCGCGGCATCATAGAAGTGGGGGATGATAAACTGGAAGCGCAGGCGCTTATCAAAACAGGCAATCACGCGGTTCACTGCTCGCTCAATTGCCGGTGTGAATCGTGGCAGGCATATTTCGTAAAATACCCGCATCTGCTCCCGCGCCGAATCATACCGCACTTCGGACGTGATGCCATAGACAAGCGGCGGTATCGAAAACATGGCCATGACGTCCTCGCGGCTCATTTTATTCTGTTCAAGTATTTCAAGTTCCCGAAAGTTCAAGTCGATCGATTCAAGTTTGAAATTGTGCGGCATAACCGGGATTTTACCGCTGTTACCGTATCCGTAAACCTCCGATTTAAGCTGTTCTTTGACCTCATTGATCTGCTGGTTTGATAATGGGCGCTCGGTCTGGGGTGTCAGGTAGGCGTTAAACCGCCCACCCTGTGCAAACGCGGCCTGGTTGAATAAATCCCGGTACCGGTCACGCTCAAGCGCGATACTGTTCTGCTGGACAATGCCCATACCTCGAATCTGGTTGAAAGGGGATGGGTTCCTGACGTGGATGATGTGTTCAGGCTCGATCGTATAGGCTCCGGATTTCATGCGCACCATATACTGGCCGACCCGGTGACTGCAATTTGATGTCGTTGACGAAATAAGCATACCCATATCGTCGTAAATGTCCACCATGTGCGGTGGGATCGGGATAATCGCGTCAGGTTTGCCGCTTGCCTTGCTGGCTACGCTCCGGTAGTCCTTTAACCAAAAAATATTCCCGTCCAGGCAATAATGCATAACGGACATATTGATAATTGTTTCGTAGTCGGTGGAAAATCCATACTCGTTGTTGAGTAGCGCCGTGATAACAGCGTCTTTCATTTCCTTGCCGCGCTGGTCGGTAAGTTTCCACGCAAGCCTGGCCACATGGTCGCCGATTTTAGACGCTCCCTGACCGATATACCCGATCTGGATATATGCGTTCATAAATTGTGTTGGTGAACGGTAGGCGCTGGCCGTGGCATTACTATTTCCACGGAAAAAACGGTCTTCATCAAGTCGCGTGTAGGTTGTGGTTTTCAGTCCGAGGATAATGTTTTTGATTTTCTCAGTGATTTTCATTCGCCGCCCTCGGTCGATTTCGTGGCGTCGGTTGGCAATAGCTTGTTTTGCGTTTTTGTCATCATTGGCTCTACTCCCTGGCTGGTTGTCCAGCGGTTTTGATATGCGAGGTACCCATATCATAGTTTATCAGACGATCATAAACGGCCGAATAAACGGCGTAGCGCAGGGCATCAACCTCATCGTCGTCTTTTTTAATAATCTTCTCGTTATCATCGCGGGCGTAACGTCTCATTCCGTTTACCAGCGATTCAAGGTCGGAATTTAATGCCAAATGTCCGGATGAAATCATTGACGCAACTGTTTCAATCCCCACGTTGACACTGTTCATGGCTTTATATGCCGTGATTCCGTTCTCGCTGTAGGTGTCAATATGCTCCGGCTCGTCAACCCCACAATAAACGTATTCAAACCCCCACTTTTTCCGTGCCTCCTGACAGAGATTGACCCAGCTTTTCGCGTTCGGGTCCGGGCAGATAACCGGGGTTGATTTTTCGCCGATGCAGTCCAGGACATCGACACGCGAACCGTTAATGCCGATGACGATAAGCGCCCCATTATGGGCATAGCCCCAATCCTGCCCGGCCACGATTGTTTGATAGGTGATTTCCCCGCGTCGCTCCCAGGTGACAATCGTTACCCCGTCCTTACGCGACACACTGACAATGCGATCCAAATTGTTATCGTTTAGTTTGTAAATCTGGCCCTTAAACAGACCGCGCCGCGCCATAAATGTACGCTCGAATAGTTCCGGGCTCATTCGCGTTTTTAAATCGTCGATCGCGGAGTGTGACACGTTTGGGTTGTCGTATGACGTCCAGGTGAGGATTTGAGCGTCAGGGTTCTTTGTCTCGGCGTTCAGTAGTTCCTCCACCCACGCGGTGCCCTCCGGTGTCCCGATTGCGAATAACACACCGTCACGTTTTGTCAGGCGGGTTAAAAGTTCATCAAAAAATGCCTTTTTGTACTGGTAAAATTCATCAACGT